TATCGGCACCATTACCCAAGTTATTGCCCCGGCTATTCGAGCAGCCTCAGATTTTGAGGAGGCAACCAGCAAGGTAAACGTAATTTTTGGGCGGGCGTCCAAGAGCGTTAAAGACTTTGCCAATACTGCCGCTCGAGAGCTTGGCCAGTCTAAACAATCGGTGCTCGACGCTGCCGGTGCTTTCGGCACGTTCGGTAAAGCTGCCGGGCTCGCTGGCGAGGATTTAAGCACGTTTACTACTGACTTTGTAACGCTGTCTACTGACCTAGCCTCGTTTAACAACACAAGCCCCGAGGAGGCCGTACAAGCGATTGGCGCGGCCCTACGTGGCGAGGCAGAGCCGTTGCGCCGTTTTGGTGTATTGCTTAACGACGCCACCCTAAAAGCCGAGGCAATGAAGCTTGGCATTTACGACGGCAGCGGTGCGCTAACAGCACAACAAAAGATTTTGGCGGCACAGGCCGCTATCTACAAACAGACAGGCGACGCGCAAGGCGACTTTGCTAGGACAGCCGACAACCTTGCAAACAAACAACGCACCCTAAGCGCCTTGTTTAAAGATTTTCAAATACAACTCGGCCAAAAATTATTGCCAGCGGCAACCGATTTTGCTAACGGCTTAGTAAAAATTAACGACGCGTTTAGCAACATGCCTAGCCCGGCACAAAAAGCAATAGACAAACTAAATGTATTTGCGAAAGTAGCGGAAAACATTAACCCGCTCACCGCGCTTACAAACGCAATACAGGCTATTGGCTCGGGCATGTTTGACGCCAAAAAAGAAACAGGCGCATACAACCAAGAAATGGGCCGGTCAAACCAAGCACAAATGCGTATGGCCGACGCCGCCGGGGAGTTTAATAAAAAGTTTCAAGAGACACCGCCAGCCGTAGGGGGCGCCAAAAAAGAGGTTGAGAGTTTCGCCACGGCGCTTAAAGACAAATTGGGCGAAGCCGTCGATACCGCTAAAGACAAGCTTGCCGACGCGCAAGGCGAATTTAACGATTTTGCCACCAAGGTAAGCGACGCCGTAAAGGGCGCCCTAGATTTTAACGCCGCGCTTGAAGCTGGCGACTACGGCTTTAAAGGCTTTTTAGACGCGCTACGTGCCCAAGTTAAAGGCGTTGTCGAGTATTCCGTAAACCTTGGCAAAGCCCTTGAGATGGGTTTAAGCCAAGACGCATTGGGTTACGTGCTGGACGCTGGCAACGTCGCTGGCGCCGAAATAGCCTTAGAGCTTGTAAAGGGCGGTCAAACCGCTATAGACGAAACTAACGCGCTTGTAGAGGCCGCACAACGGGCAGCCGACAAGGTAGGGCTACAAGCCGCCAACAATTGGTACAAGACAGGCGTAGACCAAGCCCAATTCATTGTTAACGGCCTTGAGGCAGAACTAACCAAATTAACGCCAAAACTTATGGCCAAAATGGACGAGATAGCCGCAAAACTTAAGCGCTCGGTAAACATTGACGTAGTAGTAACCGAGCGTGTTAACCGTATTGTTTCCAGTATTAGTAGCTCGATACCTAAAATGGCCGACGGCGGCATAGTGACCGGGCCAACGCTTGCCATGATTGGCGAGGCAGGCCCGGAGGCTGTCATTCCGTTATCACAAATGGGCAACATGGGCGGTAGCGGCGTAACAATTAACGTGGCTGGCGGCTTGTCTACTAGCGCCGAAATAGGCCAAAGTGTTGTTAACGCGTTGCGGGCGTATTCGCGTACCGCTGGCCCGCTACAACTAAACGTGGCTTAACATGGCTGTAGCTGTAGTCCAATCGGGTAACTATGACCTACAAATAGCGACAGGTTTTCAACTTAACGCGTTTACGCTCGATGACAGTACGCGCGGGGTGCTCAACAATACCGAGTACGTGCTAGACGGTGTAGGCGAATTTGCAAGCGTTTTAGACGGTGCTCTAAACGTCAACGTACGACGTGGACGCCGAGACCAAGGCGACACGTTCGGCGCTGGCACCATGACCTTTACCCTCGACGACACGTTGGCCTCGGGCGTATTCAATCCGTTTAACCAAGACAGCCCATTTTTTGACACCGCCAACGCGCAACCCGGGCTAGCCCCAATGCGCGAGGTACGCCTATTGCGTTACGACACCCTTAATAACCCTGAGTACATTTTTAACGGCTACGTCGTTAACTACGACTACAACTTTAGCCTTGGCGGTACTGACACGGTAGAGGTGTATTGTGCCGACCAATTCTATTTGCTTAGCCAAACCGTATTAAACGAGTTAAACGTAACCGCCGAAACCTCGGGCGAGCGCATAGAAACCGTCCTAGATTTACCCGAGGTGGCGTTTCCAATAGCGGCCCGCAACACTGCTACAGGCACCGTAAACCTCGGCCATGACGCCGCCTACACCGTGCCAGCCGGTACCAACGTACTTAACTACCTAACCCAAATAAACGACACCGCCGAATTTGGGCGGTTGTTTATGTCTCGAGCAGGCGTCCTAACTTTCCAAAACCGTATCGGCAACACCCTTGCAGGCAGCTCGGCAAACTTCCACGACGACGGCGCACCCGGCACCCTTAAATTTACTGGCGTAGGCATATCTTTTGAAGCCGACCAAGTAATAAACCGCGCCGTAGTAACCGCCCTCGACAACAAAACCGCTACCGCTACTGACGCTGGCAGCATTGCCACCTACTTCATACAAACCAACAGCATTGGCAACAGCCTTTTACACGTTCAAGGCGAGGTGGACGACGCCGCCGACTACCTATTAAACGGCCAACCCGAGGCCCGCTACACGTCAGTAGAAACGACGTTTACCGTCCTAACAGCTGCACAACGCGACACGGTAGCAACTCTCGAAATTGGCGACACCATCACCATAGAAAAGTCTTTTCAAACAGGGCTAACAACAACCCAACTAGCCCAAGAGCTAGCCATAGAGGGCATAGAGCACCGCCTAAATTTTGCTACCGGGCATAGCGTCCTAATCAGTACCAGCCCTACAACGCTTGTGTACGAATTTATTTTAAACGACGCCATTTACGGAATTATTGGAATAACCGACCCTCAACCCGTTTTAGGATAAAGTAAACCCATGGGCGCTAACGCAACAACTTTTGTACCAGCATACGTAAGCGGCGAGGTTTTAACCGCTGCCGATTTGACCGTAACGAATAGCGGCATACCCGTTTTTGCAGACGCAACAGCGCGCACGGCGGCGTTTGGCGGAAGTGGCGAAAAGGTTTTAGCCGAGGGCCAGTTTGCTTATTTGGAAAGCGACAACACAACCTACTACTACGACGGCGCGGCTTGGGTGGCGGTAGGTGGT